CTGCATATAAGGTTCTTACGCTTGTTCTTTTACTAGCAACGTCTCCAACTTTCTCATTATGGTCATCAGCTTTTTTTTGTAATGCTTTCCTTAGTTTAGCATTCATTTGTTTTTGTTCTTCAACTTCTTCTCTGACTTCTTCGATAACTTCTTCTTCAACAACTTCTTCCTCAGGTTCTGTTTCAGGAAAAACAGAATCGTCAGAAATATCCATATCTAAATCAGACATAGAAATAAAACTTGATGGCACTAAATAATCATTCAATACAGGATTATCCTCATCAACTCCGTATCCTTGTGCCTCCCTTTTCTCATTTGAGGTAAGCCAATAAGATTTAGATAAAGTATCAACTAACTTTTCTTGCTCAGGCATTAACTCAGGTACTGCACTATAATCAAAGTCAAAATATAAATCTTCGCCAAACATTGGAACAAGCCATCTATTAAACTCATCTCTAATTTTATTTAGCTCTGGTATAACTGCATTAGTAAATAGTACTTTTCTTGCAGTTCTATAGTTATCATAAGTAGTTGATTCTGTATTATTTAATAATTGTACAGGCACTCCGTATATATTACATAAATCTTTTACAGTTGCATTGTACGATTCTAATAATTGTAAATCAGAAGTTGACAAACCAAAGTTTATCCAACTAAACTTTTTACCAGTAATCATCACATCATTTGCAGACTTAGCTCCTTGAAAGTTTCTTCTAAAAGCATCTTTCATTTGTTTAGCTTGGGTTGGTGTTAGTTGGTCATCATCGGGTGTAAGCATACCTCTTGCAGATTGATTGTGTAGGAATTTTAAATTTGTCTCAACTGCTTCATTTGCTGTAGTCAAAACTCTCATGCCTGCCTGTATTGGTGATTGTCCATATAAGTGCGAACCATCACTAGAATAATCAGGGTTGAAGTCTGATATGTGTAGTACTTCTTCTGCATCTAAGTTGTACTTATTATCATTATATAACATTGTGTATTTCGAAACAGGTTTGAATATTCCATCTGATTTTATTTCTATTAAATGTGCAGGTAGATTATATAGTTGATAATATATATTTCTGTTTTCGCCTGCTTCCGGAGTTATGCCATATACGAATCTATTACCAGTCAGCTTACCGAAGCCAATCATTTCTTCTAAGAATACTGCCCAAGATTGTGCAGGGTTTGGTCGTTCTAGTAATTTACTTAATGCAGTATGCTCAACAATTTCTAAAGTATGTTTTCTCAATAACTTTGCTTTCAATACTGATTCTTCATTTAGATTATTTGATGTAAGTGCTTTATATTCTTTCATGGCACCTTCATCTACTTTTCTGTAAATATTATATGGTACTGTAATTGCAGATTTAGAAATTAATTGTATCAAAGAGTATATTGTTGGATTGTAAGCGTAACCTTTTTCTATATAATCATCATTATACTCATTGTTAGAAATAGTATTATTACCTAAGAAATTATAAATGAATCTATTGTACGATTCATTAGTGCTTTGCTGATTAAATGCTTTTAATCCATTTCTTAATCTTTGGAGAAAATTTGCCATATATAGAATTTATTTTCAAAAATACAAAAAATTATCAAACAATGATAAAATCTCTAGACCTTGCAAGACCTGTAGTTACACTATAACGTAATGCGTCCATCAAATGGTCTTGACCATTCTGTTTAATTTTGTTTATCCTGTCGCCATCTCTATTACTCTCCCATATGTAATATTGATATTCTGTGAATAAATTTTTACTTTCTTTTGATGCAAATACAGTATATTCTTTTATCACTGATATGCCATTAAGTACGCTATCTTTACCTTTCTGTGAGGGTTTGACATATAGACCTAATCTTTTTAATTCTTCAATTGATTTAGGTTCAGCGGAATCACAGATAATCAGTTCTTCTTCTAAATTTAGTTTTTTGATTTCTTGATATATATCTTGATTTGTCAAACCTTTTTTATATAATAATTCGTGTATGTACAATCTATCATTTTTTCTTCTTACTTCAATTAGAGTTGTAGGGTCATTACTAAAACCGAAGTCAATACCATATGCAATCTCGCAATGTTCTTTATCTAAGAAGTCTTTATAATCTATCCAGTTCCAATTATCATATATTGCTCCTGTTTTAAAGTTTGCTCTTAAACCTAGACCAAATACTCGCCATCTGTCAGCATCTGTCTCTTTCATTCTTAATATTTCTTTTTTAATTTCTTCGTCAAGAAAAGCATTATCTTCAAAAGTTGTGATAAACAACTCGGCATCTGACCTATTACCTATATCATACAACCAGTGTATCACATCAGAAGGGTTGAAATCACATAATATTTTTTCGCTTGTTCTAAGTGCAAGTTGTTCAAAGTCAGATAAGTGGAACTCATTTGCCTCGTTCAGCCAACATATGTTTCTTTTTCTTCCTCGTACTTTCATCTCATTATCTAAAGAAATAAATTCAACTAAATGATTTTTATATTTGAATGTAAGTTCTGCTTTATTTATCTCTGCTAAATAGTATATGCCAACCTTTTGTGCAATCTCTACAAAGTCTCTATATACAGAGCCTTTCAATGCAGGTAATGTTTTTCTAGCTACAGTTATTACAAGTTTATCTTTTCTTGTGGTCAATAAATAAATTATGTATTGACATAAAGCGTATGTCTTACCACTTCTTGATGAACCTTGATGTATTACTATTCTTTTGTCGCAGTTGAGGGTTTGGTAGAATTGTATATTACATTCTACTGTTTCTTTTTTTCTACTGGTTTCCATTCAATCAATTTACTTTCTACAGAACCATTTACATTTAGCTCTTGTCTCTCGACGTATCCTCTATCTTTTGCTTTGGTTTTAAGGTAAAATATAGTTGCAGTTGGATTACCATCTTGTATCTGTTTGAACAATTGACTTTCAGCAAAGTCTTTTGCCACATTGCTCAAATCATCTACCTGTGATGCGAACTCTTTATCATCTTTGTAGTATCTATAAAAAGTAGTTCTGTCTATACCTACTTGTTTACACGCAGTCGTAACGACACCTAAAGATTTTTCTAAAGATTCTATTAATGCTTTTTTAGTGTGTTGTATTTTGTTGCTTTTCATTTTACAAACTTATGTATTTTTAATCAACTCAATAATATGTTTTTTGTTTCTTATCAAATCATCTTTATCATTGTTACACATTAATACGTATTTGTTTTTGTCTTTTATGTTTTGAATCTTAGTTCTTTTTGCTTTGATAAATTTTTCTGTCTGTGTATCGTTTCTATCTATGTGTCTTTGTTTCTTTATGTCGTCATCAGCTTTGATAATTATTATTTCGCAATGTAATTTATCAAATAGACTTTGATTAAATAATCTATCTCCCTCAAATATTATAGTCGCATTATCTCGTGAATTACAAAACTTCACAAAATGTGGTTGTACTGCCATTGACAATTTATCTGTGCCTGAGAAAACATCATTATTATATATACCTATAAAATATATATTGTTATTATAATAACCTCTGACAAAACCATATTTGAATTTTTTCAGAGAAAAATTCTTCAATATACTTTTCATTAAAGTTGTTTTACCACTTGCTGGTTCTCCACCTATTGCTATTATTCTGTTAGCCATTTTTTGTCATATGTTTCTTTTCTGAAATCCCAAAGCACCGACCAATCTACACCATTATCTACTAAATATTGCATCTTGTCTATTTCTTTTTTTTGCCTTTCAATGTAATATCCTATATATCGTTTACCTAAATTATATTTTTTATATGCACATAATGTAGTCTCAATGTTCCAAATGTTTTTATGTGTAATATCATATTCTTGTATTTTATCAACAAGTAAACTCATTTGATACTGTAGGTAATTATAATGTTTAGGCAATAGTTTTTTTTTAGTTTTATGTGTATTGAGTTGTGGTTTATTGAGATAGTACACAAGACCATTACGACAACTTTCTGCCTCTTTTAAATTTAAATGAGTTGGTATCAGTGGATATTTAGTAAGCACATGAATCATTTCTAAATACAAAAACAAAGTAAACCTGCCAAAATAATTGATGTTTGCGGTAACATTGTACACATTATCGTAAGTCATTTGTTGTGTTGGTTGTTTTAAAGAATCAAAGAACATTGATTGTGTCATTCCGTTTAATAATTTTTTATAGCTAACAAAACAATCGACAAATTTGTTTTGAGTTTTTACTCGAAGTCGGTCTGTTTGGAAAATAGTTTTGTCTCTGTTTGCATACCACCAACGTCTTAATCTATCTACATTTACATTTTCATAATCAGGAAACTCATTGTATATGTAATAAACTGTAGTTGATGAATAACAGGTAGCAAATAAAAAAGCAAGCCAATATCTTTGCTCGATGTTTAACTCGAATCTGTCGCACACATAAGACAGACAATCATTTGAAGGGTCAATATCTTTTGCGTTAGATGATTTTATATGATAATCTATGTACCCTATATGCTCCATACTATTTGTGGCTCACCTTTTTTAGTTTGTGTGTTGCCCATTTTATTCATTCCGTAATTTTTATAGAATGCATTTCCTTTATCATTATCTGCATTGCATTTAAGTATTAATGGTCTAGGTAATTTGTCTAAAAATATTTTTCCGTAGCCTTTTCTTTTTTCGTCTGCCATTATACCTATGTCATGCAATATGAAGCTATTATATTTTTTTGAGAAAGCAAACCTCACAAAACCTACATTATCTATTATCCAAAATTTATTATTGTTTTCTTTAGATAAATATTTATCCCAACATTGATACAAATTAAAACTTCCTAGATGTTTTTTTTCTTGTTTATAAATAGACTTGATAAATTCTTCATGCCTTTTTTGTGCTGCTATAATTTTATAACTCATATATTTTATTTGGTTCTAATTCTTTAGGTTTAAGACTGTCATCTGCTCTAAGAAATATGTCTTTTGTAGAAGCAATATAAGTTGAATTAAATTTTTCTACAATCCATGCAGGTCTTCTTTTGTTTCGTATTACATATATTTTATCTCCAAACATCACCAAACCTGCAAAACTGCCATGCATATTTTCGATAAAGTTTTGTATTTTGTTTTTGTCAAATGAACATTTTTGTATTATAATCTCACCATCATTATAAGTCTCCATTTCAATTTTGTATTTTGTTTGCATCTCATCTTTCGTTGACATATCTACAACACCATTGAACACCAAAGAAACATTATTTACATGAATAGGTTGATTGTTTCTATGGTCTGTATAGTCTCCGGAGGTCGAATATCTGTTATGATAAATTAATTTATTTGTTTTAGGTAATTGTACATCTTTTATATTATGGTGTTTTTTGGTGATTAACTTAGCATCGTAGTATGTATATCCAAAACTATGCAAACCCCTAATTTGCGATTGTAAAATAATTTTATTTAATAAATTATAATTATTATTATTTAGTTTTACGGTTGCGAAACCTACAATACCACACATTATCGTTCTATTACTCTTGCTTTTGCCTTTTTTAATTCTTCATTAACTGTGCCACATTCTATCATTTTTTTTCTGTAATACATTACTAAACTTATTCGTGTAGCATCTTTATCGATTTTAGTAATTTGTGTATTACCATGCCATTGGTGTACATCAACAAGTAACAAATCTAAATTTTGCATATCGAAAGCAACACCCCATTTTGGTACTACAAAATATCCACCAGTATATAATCCTTTGCGTAAGACTACAAGATTACCAAACCCCTCGTCAAAATCTCCTGCATCTTTATGTACTGCAGTTTGCCAATTTTTATTTACAGTTACTGTAGTGAATGCAGTATTTTTAATTACAAAGTCTTGTGTGGTTTTATCAGCAATCTCTCTTTGTTTCTTATAGTGTTTAGGCATAAGTTCAGCATACTTATTATCTACATATTTTATAATCGGATACGCTTTTTTAAATTTATCAAACTCATGTTGATTGAATGCAGTTTGTCTGCAATAAGGGAATCTTGGATTCTTATCGAAATAACCTATGATACTAGAATTCACAGGGTCAGCATGTCCTGTGTTTGATACTGTACCATCTTTCAGCATTTTAAATTTACGTTTTGAACCTGATGCAATACCTCTATTGCTAGATGATTTTGATGCTTTCAATAAACTTAAATATGCATTGTTTGCTATATTTTTAGGTATTGTTTTTTTTCTAAATTTTGCTATGCATTTACCAGTTACTGAACAATACACATCTGCATCATAATCAATTAATATATTGTAAGATGTATCAGGGAGTAAAGTTCCCTGAAGTTTGTCTGCTTGTTCGTCTGATAATATTGGTGCTACATTAATTATTTTTGCCATATTGCAAATATAATTCTTTTAAACATTCGAAGACTGTATCTGTAACATTATCAGTACCATATTTCTCTCTTAATTTAATTTCGTGCTTTTTAAATATAGGCTCGGTTTGGTCATTCATAAATAATTGTACCATTCTTACATGGCTTTTTTCTACGTCATCAGGGTAAGAATAATCTTCGTCTATTTCTTCTTCTTCTTCAAATTCTATTTCTTCGTCCCAGTCAGGCACATTTAATCCCCATTCATTTAAATCTTTATTTTCCCAGTCATTACCTAATATGTCCCAATCCCATTCACCAAAACTGATATTGTCTTTTATAATAAATTGTTGTTTTTGTTTTTCTGTCCAACCTTCTACAATATCTACAGGTACATCTATAATCTTTGCTTTTTGTAGTGCTTTTAATCGCATATTACCACCAAGCACGACCATATCTTCGTCAACTACTAAAGGTCTTCTTTCTAACATTTCAGGAAACTCTTTAATAGATTTTACTAGGTTATTAAATTTGTAATCACTTATAATTCTTGGATTATTTTTATTTGATTTTATATCTTTTATATTAACAGTTTTTCTCATTTTAACAATACTTTGCTACAATATTAGAATATTTTACTTGATTTCCTTCTATATTCTCTTTAAAAAAAAAATACAAGTACCATAGTTCTTTCATATACAATTCTACTTTAGGCTCATTTCTATAATATTTACTATCTACAGGAAATAATTCTGCTAATGCGTATATCATTTTATAA